AAACGGAGAGATTCGAACTCTCGAAACCTTTCGGTTTGCTTCGTTAGCAGTGAAGTGCCTTCGACCACTCGGCCACGTTTCCATTTATTAGTATAGAGTTCTCGCGCTACAGTTGCAACAGTAGCATATGACCCATCGGAAGCTAGCTATCTAGAATTAGTCCGCATATATCATAATATTGATTGGCTGAGAACCCTATACTAATAATTTCGTGTATTCGATACTACGTTAATTATAACAAGATTTTTAGGAAAGGTCAACTATTATGTTTTAAATGCTAGGCGAGCACCTGGGCGTTTATTAGCTTGGTAATCAGCGGCGCTGAATACGATTTTACCTGTAAATATCGGAGGCCAAACTACATCAAACTTGCTCCATCCCACAGCATCACCTTCTCGATTAGTAAATTGATTGACTTGTATTAGATTAGCGCGACTTAGGATAAATGTAAAGAATTCGGTAGTAAGATTGACATCTGCATTCAGTCTTTGGATACAAGCTCTAGCTATAGCAGAAATCAAATGATAACAAACAGCATAATCGGGGCGATCAGTTTTAGCTGCCATGAACTTCATGATGTTTTTAAGATTTGGAGTAATATTTTTAGTGCCACTAGTAATCTTTTGATTAACATAAAGTCTGACTATTTCAACTTCTTTCGCAGTGATTATGCCCATGGCATTAGCCAACACCAACGGACCATCTACTGCATTATATTTCATAATTTCATCAATGGCAGTTACAAATATTTTATATTTTGTTTTTAATAATTGGTTGTCTTTGGTACTAAAACGTTCTGGGTATTTTTTAATAACCCCAGCGATACTAGACAATGATGCAGCTCCGCCCTTGCCTTCTGCTTTATTACTGATGCGTAAAGTAGTTCCATTGGACCAATTTAATTGGCTATCATACAAAGGTTCATTTAATGCTGCTGGATAGAATACTGACCTAGCTGATTTCCAACTAACACCTAACGTTTTTAATAGTTGTGTTTCAACTTCTTGATAATTGCCGCCTGCTAGATTACCACTAACTAATGCCAATGGTGTTGCTACTTCACCAAAATCAACTTTAATATCTCGTTCATACGGAACTAGTCCTTTTACAGTAGTAGTTTTCCCCAGTAGAGCATTATTAACTAGTTGGCTAATAGCAGTTGATAATTTTTTATCTACATTTCTTTCTTTAAGTTTAGCATCCACCTGCACCGGAACCTGCATGATTCTTATGTCGGTATTAGTTTCGATCACATCAACTGGTTTAAGTCCTATACGTTTAATAACTTCTTCTTGTCTATCTTTACCAGTTCCCACAACACGAGTCTGCTCCCAAGCTAACCCTGTTTCTTTTTCAAAGTCAGTGGGAGTCCAATGCATACCAACATTGTCCAAGGTGCGTTTGCGAAAGAATTTTAAGAATGGCCATAATTTCTTCTTTTGATCTTGCATGACCACTAACATAGCAGCAGATGGTGCAATTGGTTGCTTATTAACCAGATTGATATCTTCAAGTTTTTTTCCCATGTTTTCTATCACTGTTTCTATTTCTAACACGAGATCTTCCATTGGTAATTCTTTGGTTTTAATAGGGAATTGCACAAGAGCTGACATGGTATATCTATTACCAGCAGAGTCTGTCCAATAATGGGGAGATGTTTGTGCTTCTAGCCAACGTTTGGCCATTCCACCTGCAGATTCTTGGAGTTCTTTAAAATTCATGATATAGTATTTATCTACGTTCTATATCATCTTCGACGCAGGTAATTCCGTATTGTATTTCAACGATTTTACAAGGTGCATCATAGGGATTACTTAGTTTGTGCCAGTGTTCTACAGGAATAATGCATCCGTCGTGCATTGATAATTCTTGGAATCCTTTGTTACTATCTGATTCTGTTGCTACTACACAACGACCTTCTGTGACATGCCAATATTCACTACGATCAAAATGCCGTTGCATGGTTAGACTATGCTTTGGCTCTATAGTAAGTTCTTTTACTTTAGTACCAGACACTTCATGTAGGACACGATAATATCCCCAAGGACGGATAGTTTTAGGAGCTTTCCATTCTTCTAAAATCCAACTGCTTGAATTCTTCTTATCCTCTCCACCTACTCCAAACGCAAACTCTACATCTTTGACTGCCATTTCAGGAATGTTATTTTCTGTGCGGTCACCACCATTGGCAAATATGATCTGGCTGTTGGGATATAGATCTTTGACATTGTGTATGGCTTCTAAGGCCGTATCATCATCGTCGTTAAACAAAATAACACCGTCGACAAATTTAAGATTCTCAATGATAGCAACACGCTCAGGGCCCGGCATGAAAGCACGACCTTTTTTGCGGGCAAGCCAAGCATCACTGTTGACTCCTACTATTAAGATATTACCAAAAGCCTTGGCAGCTTTTAAGTATTCGATATGTCCTGAATGTATAGGATCAAATCCACCAGTACACAGTACCACACGATTAATCACTTTACGAATCTTTCCTTAGGTGGGCGTGTTATGCCAACAGGAGTAAGCAAAGTTGTTTCTTTAGTTGTTGCCTTTGCTTGTTTAAGTTTAGATTCTTTAGCATCGATATTTTTATTAAAAATACCATTAACCATTGGCTCACCAGCTTCTTCCGGAATCACCGTCTGTTGTGGGATCCAATCAATGTAATAATTTTCTTTATCCAACCACGGCATAATAATTTCTTCTTGTTTTAAGAAACCATTTTTATTAATACTTTGTACTACGCTTGGGTGTAATAAATTTTTATCAGCTAAATCAAACCAAGAAGTAGTTTTAGGATCCATTGGCTCAACATTACTCTTATATACAGCTATCTGTATCCATGGGTCACTAAACTGTTTTAATAGATACGCATCACGACAATCAAACCCGTTAACCGCTAACATGTACATTAAACTGGTAGGAGTATAATTATAATAACAATTATTGTAGGTTCTACTGTAGTATCTATTATTTTCTACGCCATTGCTCTGCGGAACGTGTATAACTAACATGCCATTAACCGTCATCTGTTCGTTCCAAAATCGTAGTGTTTCCAATGGATTATGACTATATTGTAGACTATCATGACTCCACATTAGATCAACACTGACAGGAATAATGCGCCGATCAGTAAAATCTCTATTAATCTTATTAATGTTTGTGAGATCAGGAACTTGACTTAATTTATTTGCATCTCGATCAACAGCGAAACAATTATAGTTGTATGGTTCTGGTGGATCATCTTTGCTTTCTAACATTGCCCACCAGGTGATATCTCCGCCAGATCCACAGCCCATGTCGCAGATAGTACGTAGACTTTCTAAGAATGTATCATATCCATTGATAAGATTTAATGTTTTTTGATTATGATTAGCCAATTGATGCGTCCTCCATGCCTGCTGTTCTTAAACGTGTTACGTGTCCTAGCATGAAGTTTTTGCTTTCAAGGCCTTTCATGATGCCTAGCCATTTATTACGTAATAGTGCTACTTCATTGATAATAGTTTCAAAGTCAATGACTTCGTCTTCACCATCTACATACTTTTCAACATCGCGGCTTGTTAGTGCTCGTTGATAGTTTTCTAGATACTTTTGGAAATGGGTCCTACGTATCTTTCGTAATTTAATATTAAGATAATTGAGTACCGCTTCAACCTCTTGTAGTTGATTAAAGCGACGCTCAGTTATACCGGGCAGGCCAGCGAGATTTTTCTCTATGTTACCATAGACAGCAACTTCTCGTCGTGCTTCTTCTAATTCCTGTTCATAGTGTTGTATGAAATCAGGTATTGAATTAAGACTAGCTACTACTCTACTATACCACATCTTTTAAATTCTCCGCTAACCATGGAAAGGTCTTTTTCCAATTAAGATTTCTTCTACGATCTATTTCATTTAAGTAAATTATTAATTTTTGTTGTTTACCTATATTTTTTTTGTTTATTGATTTTAATTTATTTGCTATACCAAGAAACATTTGAGTAGCTTGATAATGTTTTTCATTTAATTTACTTAGATAATTTACGGTCTCATCTAGCGCATCTTTAAAAATGTCGTATTCAAGAAAATAGGGAGTTAATATATGATCCCCATCGGGTATCACTAATCCCGTATACCATTGTATTTCTCTTTTATCATTCCACTCGATGATTTTTTTAGCTAATTTTGGCATGCTAGGTATACTTAATGATGATACTGTTGATTGTATTCCTAGGGAAATAAATTTCTGATCCAATAAGAATTTAAAATTTTCTTCAAATTTATTACAATTAAACCCGTATCTGATATATTCTTGTTCCGGTCCCCAACAATCTACACTAGCCAGTATTTCAATCCTTTTTAATTTTTTTCCTATTAGTAATTTTTTAACCCGAATTGCAAAATCAACTAATATTTCTTTTTTAATTATTAAATTACTAATTATTAAAAATTCAAGATCAGGATTAGCATTATTTTCAATATAGTCTACTAATTTATGAAAATCTTCTTGAATAAACGGTTCCCCGCCTAGTACACTTATCCTTTTTAATTTTTTGTACCCTTGATCAAGCCACTGCCAAAATAAAGGGGTTAAATTCTTATATTGATCTTTTTTAGCGGCAGCACCTTGAAAATCTTCTGCAAATAGAGATAAAGGTGATCCAAATTTATTATCTTCACCCTCAATTCTAGAACTTAGCGTAGCTTTGCAATATACACAGGCAAGATTACACGTATTTTTAAAAAATACTTCTAATATTACCGGATCAATTTTTGTTAAAGTTTGATCATAATCTAACTCTAAAGGATATACATCGGGTATTGATAATTGAAACATCCTATCACTATGACCAGATTCGTTTTCTATATCTCTACAATATTCACACCCATTCCCGGGCCATTTTCCATCTAACATTAATTGTCTATCGGCAAGTTTACGATCAGTATTATGAAAATTATTAAAATTTTCTTCTGTTAATTCAGATGTACTTGCCCGATGACATGAGGCAGTAAGTCCGCTATTCAGAAATAATGTAGACCACCCCCATTTTAGTCGACACGCAGTATTTGTCTTAATAGGAAAATATTTTTTTTCTGGACCACTCATTAATAATCATCACCGTCATTTTCTTCATCAGCGATTGCTTGATCTTCTTCATCGCCAAGATACTCTTTAACGGCACGACCTAGATAAGCATCAGTACCACCAAAGGTCTTAAGCTCACTTTCAGTGATATTGTGATCAGCTGCGACACTGATAACATGGTCGGCGGCAGCTTGGCGATCCTTGGGATTGATATACTCTTTACAAGTAAGCCAAACTTCACTGGCAATATCTAATTCAACGCTCATTCTGCTATCTCCTCTTGTGTTTCTTCAACTACTTTTGACTCAGTACTTAGCAAGTTAACATTAGATGATAATTCTTTCATTACTTTGTCTAAGCAACCATCCTCATTACGTTCCCATGCTTTACGGAATTGTTTAATAGTGGTTTTATCAGCAAAAGTATAAACTAAACTGTTACCTTCTTTCTTGAGTAAGTTTTTAGCTTCTAACATGTCTGTTAGGCCGCTGTATGGGCTCATACCTGTTTCATATGGAATTTCTACCTGTACACTTTCAAATGGTTTAGCATAACGAGTTTTCATAATCTTACAAGCAGCACGGATACCATTAACCGTTGTGGTCTTATTGCCATCAGCGTCTGTTTTAAGTTTAAGTTTACGCATAGCTACTACGATTGAACTTGCATAGATAAATCCTTGACCGCCTGAAATTTTATCATCTGGATCAAACATGTCTTGACTAGCGTATGTATGGTTAGTACAAACTAATCCAAGATTCAATGTACCAAACATGTTTACACAGTTACGGACAAGTGCTGTAAGTGCTTTAGGTTTACGGCCCATGTCACCTTTCATTTCGCCTGCTTCAAACTGATTGACATCTGTTGGAGTAAGCATCATACCCAATGAATCTAGAACGAACAATACCTTTGGACGATCTTCTTCTGGTAGTGTTCGATATTCTTTAACAAAGTCACTGATAACTTTAGCCACATCATCAATCATAGCCATGTTAAGTTTTAGTAATTTGTCTTCGCCTGTGTCTACACCAAGTGCGTGTAACCATGCTTCGTCAAGTGCGTTTTCTGTATCAATCAAGATAACATAAATGCCCTGCTCTTGTGCGTGCCGAACAATATTGCCCGAGCAGATAAATGATTTACCTGCGCCAGACTCACCAGCAAACACAGTAACTTTACCCATCGGAATCCCTCTTTCAAAATTACCCGATAGTAAGTAGTTTAATGTGTAGTTACCAGTGCTGATCCAATCAGTTGGATCGTTAAAGCCAATGCCTAAGCCTTCAATGCTTTTGGTAATCGACTTTCTAAATTTTGATATATCGAATGGTTTTGCCATAATTACTCCTTGATTAATATACTATCTATGTGCCTATAATTGTTAATTTTACTTATCGCGTCTTCTAAATCGTCTACAATTCCCAGTGGGATTTTTCCATGTCCTAATGTTTTATTATACGGGTCTATACCCTGATTTTGCAACCATTTAATATAATTTTTATCTTCAAAAGAATCATATGTATTAAAGTGAATCGATGCTTCACCACTATAATAGTGTAAATTTTTAAATCCCAAATAATCTATAGGTAAATTGTCTTCATATAAATCAATAAATTCTTTACCCAATTCTACATAATGTAAAAATAATGTTCCTTTTGGAAAATTAAATTGAAAAAAATCATAATCTTCAACAGCCAACGATCGCCTACGATATTGATTCTTATCAAAACTTATGTAAAAGTCTGTGCTGTTTTCTATCTTAGTTTCGACTCTATGAACAAAAAAGTTTAATCTACGTATGGCGTTTTTCAGTTCTTTATTAGCAAGTGAAAATAACCTGGTAGGATTACTAAATTCACCGCTAAGTGTTTCAAAAATTCCATGTAGATAATTAAAATATTCTTGTGGTTGTTCTAATACATCAAGACGAATTTCAATAAAATTTTTTAAATAATGATTAATTGTATTACAAGATTCTACTAGAATTTTTGCAGATTCTTCTAGTGTTAAGAACGATGCGAATGCCTCTTGTTGATTAAACTCGCAGTGATCTAAACACCAATGTAATTCTTCTACCCATTTACGAGTAAAAGAATTATCGTATAATGTTATGTCAAAAGACGCTTCTTGCGAAGCGCCTAATAACACGGTTAGTTTCATACTATGAAGTCTTTTGACGATTCCTGATCATCGCCAGGATATCTTCAGCACGTGCTGTTCCACCTGCTGGGGGTGTTGCAACTGGTGCTGTAGGAGCCGCTGGTGCAGCCTCTGTAACCACCGGAGCGACAACAGCTGGGGCAGTTTCAAATTCTTCATCTGCTACTGCTGGTGTTGCTGTTTGTGCTACAGGTGTAGCTGATTCAGCTGAAACGATTGTTACGCCTCTTGGTTTGTAATAATTACCCCAACGATCTGCGTCATATGCTTGACCGTCTACACTTGCTTCAAACATTTCTTTCATGACTTTAAGTTCAACTTCGCTGGGTTTCTTAGGTAAGAAATCTTTCAAGTTGTATAAGCCATGAGTTTCAATAGCCGCTGCTTCTTCTGCTGTTAATGCAGATTCTTTGCGTGACCATTTTGAAGTACTGTAGTCAGCATAACCACCTTTTGATGTTTTAGTAACTGTAAAGTCTAAACCACCTTGGTAGTCTGTTGGTAAGTTTTCTAACTCTGGATCAAGTAGTGCTGATTTGATCAAGTTAAAAATCTGTGGACTAATGATGAATCTACGAATTGGATTTTCTGGTGTCTTATCGTCTGTGATAGGATTCTCACGCACAAAACCTTGGAACAAGTATGATCTTTTCTTCCAATACTTACGACCCATTTCTTCTAAACTTTGGTCTTTAAACCAAGTACGTACTTCTGCTAAGATTGGACATGCTTCGCCCCACATCTCAACGCATGGTACTTGAACTGTGACTGGTTTACTATCTGCTTGACCTTTAACGCCAGCAAATGGTAAATTGATCATTGCTCGTTCTGCCCAAAAGAATGTGTTTTTTGTGTCTGCGTCTGGAAGGAATCTAATACGAGCGTTTGTGCCTTCTTGGATGTTCCAGTGTGCGTAGATAGCGTTGTCGCCACCACTTTGTGAATTACCGCCTGTGCCACGGTTTTCTG